ATGCCAAACAAATTTTATATTTCCGAGTTGAGGGCTCGGAAAGGGGCAACACAGGCGCAAGTTGCCGCCGATCTTGGCATATCTGTTGCCACGTATAATGCGTGGGAAAAGGATATATCCAATGTGGCCATTAGTAAAGTAGTGGCACTGGCGGAGTACTTCGGCTGTACGGTTGACCAAATTTTTTTGACCAGAAACTTGAATTAAAATCAAGTTGAGAGGAGGGGCAGTGCACATGATTAGAAAAGTGATTTCGGTCGCCCAAATGTCGACCGTGCTCGGTGTTAGCCTAACAGCTATCCGAGAGGGTATCGCAAGAGATCGATTTCCATTTGCCTATGCCTGGCAGTCGCCAGGTAAGAAATCCCGTAGCTTTGTCATCGATAAAGAGGGGTTTAGGACGTTCCTTGTCCATTCATTAGGCTGGGATGTGAAAGTAGTTGATGCGGAGTTTAAATCCGCAGGAATTCATTAGGAGGAATTAATCATGACATGGATTGACGCAGGAATGCATTTAAGTTTAGCTGCAGCAGCAGTAGCATCTATTTTATCAATGCTGATGTTATAAAGGAGATTAATCTATGGGCTATATGTTATTGGGGACTTTCCTCATTGCAGGCTCTATGGGAGCCTTAGAACTCGACCAAATAGGATGGGAACAGTTTATATTGCAATCGTTAATCGGACTGGTTATATCCCTATACGGCTTTAAAAGAGACAAAGCCGAAATGGATGCCGAGGAAAGTGAAGACGTTGTGTATACCTCTAAAGTAAGAACTCACGGGGCGTATTGCAAGAACCCGTATTACAACTAAAAGGAGATACAAAATGGCAAAACCGTATATAAGTAAACAAAAGGTAAAAGATTTTATCTACGACATTTATTGCGAAAAGAGAGATGAAATTTATAAGAAGGAAAGCGCAGCAATAAATAAAGCAGTCGATGCTACAGAATCCTTTAAGCGCCTTGAGAACGCATTAAATTCGGCCCGAACTATAGCCGAAGAAATTAAGCAATTAGGGTTTGGCGACGCTTTCTTAAATAAAATTCCAACTCTAAGGAGTTTAGCCAGCGAGACAATTTCTAGAAGCAAGTATATGTATTCTGACCCATTAAAATCGTGGTCAACAATTTGCGAAATTGTTAAACCTTTTGAAGAGCAGCTATCTGAGCTATCCAGTGCTAAATGCGACGCGTATAGAATTATCGAGAACGCGCAAAACGGACGAGCGGCGGCAGATGCACTGAAAGAACAAGGCTTAGACTTTTACTCTTGGCAAAAGAAAGAAACTGAGGAAAATCTCGACATAAGCGCTTTGAAAGGCGGTGATTAAATTGCGAGACTGCAACAAATGTCCCAATCGGGAGTATTGCATTCCTGATGAATGTGAGGATTTGGGCATGAAAAATGAGCCTGATGATGCGGCAACATCAACAGACTCAAATTAGAAAAATATTATTCTACGTTGATTATATCACAGAAAGGACATCTTATGGAATTCTTATTAGTTACTTACGATACCAGTGATTATTACTGGCAAAATAACACGCCTGTGCATAACCCAGATGAATTTTGGTTTAGATATTACGAATCCGATACAAATGTTCCAATCGACAATATTGGTGTTGGTGATTGGGTTGTTGTTAAATCAAGAAACGGCTTAGGCGTTGCTCGTGTTTTGAAAAAAGCAAAAGACCTCGATACTGTTCGGATGCAAGGTTTCAAAGGAAATGTAGTCAAACAGGTCATTGCAGTTATTGATACTTCTAAATGCGATAAACGTGAAAGCGATCGAGCTAAGCTAGAGGATATCGAAAATAAACTTGAGCAAAAGGCTAAGAACGCTGAGCGCTTGACAATGTATCGGTTACTTGCAAAGGATAACCCAGAATTCTCGGCATTACTTACTGAGTATGAATCTGTGAAGGCGTCTGTCGATGAATTATAACGCTTTCATCAACTCCAAGTCTAAAATGTCAGAATCTCATGGATTTGTTATTGACGCAGGTATGTTAAACAAACATCTATTTGATTTTCAACGAGATATCGTTAAATGGGCCTTGGCAAAAGGTAAAGCTGCTATATTCGCAGATTGCGGATTGGGTAAAACTTTAATGCAGCTGTCCTGGGCATATGAGATTTATCTACATACAGGTGGATCAGTACTCATATTAGCACCATTAGCGGTGGCCGCTCAAACGCAGTCTGAGGGTGAACGTTTCGATATTCCTGTGACTATATGCGAATCCGATGATGACATTGTACCAGGCGTTAATATTACGAATTATGAGAAATTGGGACGATTTAATACCGATAATCTGATAGGTGTCGTGCTTGATGAATCGAGTATCCTAAAGTCATTTACTGGTAAAGTACGTACGGATTTAATAAATCGATTCAGTAATACGCCATATCGATTGGCGTGTACGGCAACGCCTGCACCGAATGACTATATGGAGCTTGGCAATCACGCAGAGTTCCTCGGCATCATGAGTCGTAATGAGATGTTATCTATGTATTTCACGCACGATGGTAGTGATACCGCTAAATGGCGATTAAAAGGCCATGCAGAAAATACCTTTTGGGAGTGGATGGCGTCATGGGCAGTCGTGCTAGATAACCCGGCATCCCTGGGTTATGAAGATGATGGCTATGAATTGCCTGAGTTACACGTACATGAAATTGTTGTTGATAAAACAGGTGAGGATGTCCCTACTTTATCATTACTGGAACGCCGCAGGGCTCGCAAAGCATCTCTTGAATCAAGATGTAGAGCAGCAGCTGATTTAGTCAATGCATCTAATGAGCAATGGCTAGTGTGGTGCGACCTTAATGATGAATCGACTACTTTGAAAGAAATGATTGATCTCGCAGAGGACGTCAAAGGTAGTGATAAGGCGACTCGAAAGCAGGGCATGATGTTAGGTTTTGGTTCTGGATTCCTAAAATGTTTGGTAACAAAGCCAAGTATCGCTGGATTCGGAATGAACTGGCAAAACTGCCACAATATGATTTTTGTTGGACTATCCGATAGTTATGAACAGTATTATCAAGCGCTTCGCCGATGCTGGCGATTTGGTCAGAAGCATGAGGTGAACGCCTATATTGTAATTTCCGAAAAGGAAGGCGCGGTTAAAGCGAATATCGAACGTAAGGAAGCGGATGCTATAAAAATGAGGGATGCTATGATTGCGCTAACCCGTGACGCTGTTCGTACTGAATTATCTAAAACTAGACGGGAATCAACGGAATACAATCCGTGTGTGCCGATGGTGTTACCTAACTGGGCAGAAATGAGGGCTGTTATATGACTAAAATTTACGTTAGCCATCCATTCGGAGGGTTGGCTAAAAACAAAAAGAATGCTGACTCTGTATTAAAGTGGCTGCAGGACGATATGGGCGTATTTCCGATAAAGGAACCTTTTGGTAGTGATACGCATAACATATTCCTTTCACCTATACATATGTTTGGGCATCTGTACAATAAGGTCGATTATGATACCGGCATAGGCTGGTGTATTGACCTTCTAAGTGGTTGTGATGCAATCATAATGTGCAACGGATGGGAGAACTCAACCGGGTGCAATTTGGAGCTAACTTATGCTAAGGATCATAACATAAGAGTCATCCATATCAATGAATTAAAAGCAGCCAAATTAACTAAATTAGCTGTTGACGCAGGCATGAATAAAGCTATAGCCGCCATTGCTGGAGTCGCAATGCTGCAAGCGCTAAATAAAAAAGCAAAGGAGGACCTACAACGTGAACGTGCTAAATCAGTTAATTGAGTCCCGATTTGCAATCTATAATGGCGACTCAGTAGAAGTGCTAAAAGGGCTACCTGATGATAGCGTTCATTACTCTATATTTAGCCCTCCATTTAGTAGCTTGTATGTTTACTCAAATTCCGATAGGGATATGGGCAACTCATCTACGGATAGCGAGTTTTGGCAGCACTTCAAGTATTTAATTACTGAATTACATCGTGTAATAATGCCTGGGCGATTAGTATCAGTTCATTGTATGGATTTACCACTCACGAAATCCAGGGACGGTGTTATCGGAATGAAAGACTTTCCTGGTGACATTATTCGAGCCTTTCAGGATGCTGGATTTGTGATGCATTCCCGAGTCACGATTTGGAAAGACCCTCTCATTGAGGCTACTCGGACAAAGGCGCTAGGGCTTTTACATAAGCAAATTGTAAAAGATTCTGCCATGTGCCGTATGGGGGCGCCTGATTACATCGTTACATTGCGTAAACCTGGTGACAATCCGGAGCCCATCGCGCATCCAGAAGGGTTTACCCAGTTTTTCGGGCAAGAGGAACCTGAGGGAATCAAAGGAATTGATCGACCTGCACCCAATCCAGATTTGTTTGATAAAAAGCAAAAATACAATACGGAGCCTATGTATAGCCACCAGGTATGGCGACGATACGCTAATCCTGTATGGGCCGACATCCGACAAACGCATACGCTGAATTATAAAGCAGCTCGTGACAATAAGGACGAACGTCATATTTGTCCGCTGCAGCTAGATACTGTGGCTCGATGCATAGAATTGTGGAGTAATCCAAATGATATCGTATTTGATCCATTTGCTGGTATTGGTACGGTCCCAGTTATGGCACTTCGTATGGGCCGTAGGGCTTTAGGGTTCGAGCTAAAAGAATCGTATTACAATCAATCAATTATTAATATTCAGGAGGAGTTAAAGAATGATTAAAGTTGAAGTTCAAGGAGTTAATGTACTAGATGTATATAATCAGCTAAAAGCTGTGTTAAATCAATTCAAAAGTTTTGTAGATAGCGATAGAGCAATGGATGATAAAGCCCCTGGCATGGTAGATACAGTGGTATCTACAGTAGCAGCACCGTCCGTGTGCGTATCTAATCTTACACCACAAGATACAAATCAAGGTGTGCCTACTACAACAGTAACTATGCAACCAAACTCGGTATCCATGACGGCACCTAATGCAGCTGTACAAGTTACTCCTACTCAAGTAGCCATTACAGCACCAACTGTCAACGTGGCAACTGATACCGCGGTACAATCTGCAGCACCGGTGCAAACACCAGTCACCGCTCCAGTATCACAGGAAGTTAAGAAGTATACATTGCCTGAAATTCAAGCGGCGCTTGCACCATTACTTGACGCAGGAAAAGCTGTAGAATTGCAACAATTAATGGCACAATTCGGTGTTCAATACTTGGGTGAAGTACCTGAGGACAGATACCCTGAATTAGTAAATGCAATTAGAGGATTGGGGGCAAGAATCTAATGGCACCTCGATCACATGCATTATTAAACGCATCGGGGTCACACCGGTGGCTGCATTGTACAGCCGCCCCTCTCCTAGAGGAGAACTTTCCCGATAGTACATCTGTGTATGCAAAGGAAGGAACCCTGGCACACGAACTGTGTGAGTTAAAACTACAGAAGTATACCACGGCCATGGCGAAATCCACATACACTCGCAAGTTCAACAAAATCAAAAAGGATGAATTGTGGCAACCAGAAATGGACGATACCTCGGAAACATACCTTGAATATATCAAAGGTGTTATGTTAGGTTGCACGGCAACTCCAGTAGTAGCCATTGAAAAACGCGTTGATTTTAGCCGTTATGTACCCGATGGATTCGGCACGGCTGACTGTATTATTCTATCCGGCGACACCTTGCATATCGTTGATTATAAGCACGGAAAAGGGGTAGTCGTTGATGCGGAACATAATCCGCAAATGATGCTATATGCCCTCGGTGCGATTGATGCGTATAGCTTACTCTATATGTTCAATACGGTCAAAATGACTATCGTGCAGCCCCGTGTTAATAATATCAGCGAATGGGAAATCCCTACGGCAGAACTACTGGATTGGGGTAATACCTTTGTCAAACCCCGCGCAGATGAGGCTATGTCTGGTAACGGTAAATTTGAACCCGGTGACTGGTGCAGATTCTGCAGGGCGAAACAACAGTGCAAAGCCCGATATGATGCAAATGACTCATTGCACAGTGCGCTAGTTGCTAATCATGATCCTCGACTTATCTCGATGACAGAACTCGGTGAATATCTTCGTCGAGGGAAAGACGTCGCTGCTTGGCTCGAGGATATGAAAGACTTCGCACTTACTGAATCTCTTAATGGGGCGACAGTCCCTGGCTGGAAAGCCGTAGAGGGTCGTGGTAGTCGGGCATTTCAAGACACTGATGCTGCTATCGACACTTTAATCAAAGCAGGCATCGATGAAAGCATTCTATATGAACGCAAGACATTAACATTGGCACAGATGGAAAAGACCATCGGTAAAACCCAATTTAATGATATGGTAGGCGACATGATAGTTAAGAAAGCTGGCAAGCCTACCCTAGTTGAGGAATCCGATAAGCGCCCTCGGATTACCAATCAACCTACTGCGGCGCAAATATTTAATGTATCTAATGATAATAATGGAGGTAATTAATTATGTCATTCGTTCCACAACCAACTGAAGTATTATTGCAAAATGTTCGTGTATCCTATTGTCACCTATTAGAACCTTGGGCTAATTCCACACAGCCTGGTGCTAAACCTAGATATTCAGCTACTATTCTTTTACCTAAAACTGATGTAGCTCAGCATCAAGCACTTATGAATGCTATTGAGGCTGCTATCCAATCAGCCCGTACTAAATTCGGCGCACGTGTTCCGGCGCAGCCAAAAGTACCAATTCATGACGGCGATGGATACACGCAATCTGGTAAGGAGTTTGGCCCTGAATGTAAAGGCCATTGGGTGTTTACAGCGGCACAAGATGCTAACTATAAAGTTGAAGTAGTAGATCTTCAAGGTAGCCCTCTTACAAATCCTACACAAGTATACTCCGGCATGTATGTCAATGTACTCGTTCGATTCTTCTTCTACTCCAATCAATCCACTGGTATCGGATGTGGTTTGGGCCCTGTTCAAAAAGTACGCGATGGTGAAGCGTTGGGTAGCATGCCTGTTGCAGCATCCTCTGTATTTGGTGCGCCTCAAGGTAGTGCGGCTAATGTGTATACCGGTGCTCCAGTAGCAGCTGGTCAATCTGTGCAACAGCCAGCGCCTCAACAAGGTTATGCACAACCGGCATATGCTACGACACCTCAGCAATCTGTACAACAAGCTCCTGTAGGGATTAACCCCGTAACTGGTCAACCTTACTAATAGGTGCCTGATATGAGGCATCTAAGTATTGATATAGAAACATATTCATCGACTGATATCTCATTCGGAGTGTACAAATATACTGAATCGCCTGATTTCGCCATATTACTATTTGCGTATTCCTACGACTTTGGTCCTGTTGAAGTTGTAGATTTAGCGCAGGGAGGAGTAATTCCTGACAGTGTAATTCGTGATTTATTAAGCTCAGATGTAATCAAGCACGCTTACAATGCACAATTTGAAATTACGTGTCTAAATCGTGCAGGGTTACTCACATCTGTTGATCAGTGGCAGTGCACGATGATTCACGGTGCCTACCTAGGATATCCTATGGGCCTAGCCTTACTCGGCAAGGCCCTGGGGCTACCCCAGGATAAGAAAAAGGACACATCGGGGAAAGCACTTATCAAGTACTTTTGTACACCATGTAAGCCTACCAAGCGTAATGGGGGACGTACCCGTAATCTACCTAGACACGATATGGATAAATGGAATGCATTCATTGAGTACAACCGACAGGACGTTGTGACTGAGATGGAATGTTATCACAGATTAGCCTCATTCCCTGTTCCTGATGATACATGGAAAGATTGGTATCTTGATATTCAAATCAACAGCAGGGGTGTGCGTATCGACCATGAATTGGTTGAGGGTGCTTTATACATTGATGAAGAAAATCGCGAAATGCTGATGAATGAGGCTTATCAAATTACAGGACTTAGCAACCCTAACAGCCGCAATCAATTGCTTGATTGGTTAAACAATAATACTAATGTCAGTCTTGAAAAATTAACTAAGGACACTGTGGCCGATGCGCTGTTGGATGCTGATGACGTTGCATCTAAAGTACTTACAATTCGTAAAAAGCTAGCTAAGTCATCCGTATCTAAATATACGATGACTGATAGCGCTATGGGCGCTGATCTTCGTCTCAGAGGAACATTACAGTTCTACGGTGCCAACCGTACCGGACGCTGGGCGGGTCGTCTTATCCAGGTGCAAAATCTACCGAGAAATTACATCGAGAACCTTGACACGGCTCGGCATCTTGTTAAATCCAAAAACCGTCAAGGGCTAGAACTTCTGTATGGCGATGTATCGGATACGCTATCTCAATTAATTCGCACCTCAATTATTGCTGAAGAAGGCAATACGTTATGTGTGGCCGACTTCTCGGCCATTGAGGCTCGTGTTATTGCATGGCTATCGGGAGAGCATTGGCGGCAACGTGTATTCGCTGAGGGCGGAGATATATACTGTGCTTCCGCGTCATCTATGTTTGGCGTCCCTGTTGTTAAACATGGCGAAAATGGACACCTTAGACAAAAAGGTAAAGTCGCTGAATTGGCACTCGGCTATCAAGGCGGAGTGAATGCGTTAAAAGCCATGGGGGCTCTTGATATGGGACTCCATGAGGAGGAATTACCTGAAATCGTAAATTTGTGGCGTAATGCGTCACCTAGAATACGAGATTTGTGGTATGCGGTTGAGAATGCAGCCGTATACACCGTTACTACCGGGAATCCTATAGGCCTTGACCACGGCATTATGTTCCGTTTGGAAATTGATCCAATATATGGTTACCGTTATATGACGATTGAGTTACCGAGTGGACGTAAGCTATTTTATCCTAGCCCAAGCATTAAGCAGAATGCGTTCGGTAAGGATGCTGTACATTTTAAGACTAAAGTAAATGCCGCATGGGTTACTGAAAGCACCTATGGAGGCAAATTAGTCGAAAACATCACACAAGCAGTCGCTCGCGATTGTTTAGCTTTGACTCTGCGTCGATTGGCGGATGTAGGATACCAAATTATTATGCATATTCACGATGAAGCTGTACTTGAAGTCAACAAGGAGAATGCAGAATCTACATTGGATGATGTTAATGCTATATTCTCAATCGCCATACCTTGGGCAGACGGGCTGCTATTATCATCCGCAGGATTTACTAACGAATATTACATGAAAGATTAGGAGGGGATACACTTGCAAAACGATAAACTGATTACCATCAGTATCGGTGCGAGTCGCACATCAAAGCAATGGACCCGTACGGAGATGTTGTGGTCCGAGTTTTGTGAACGCCTCAAAATCCCCGTTCGTACAACAGAAACCGTGGACGAATACCACAGATTGCCAAAATCTGAGAAAAGCAAGCTAAAGGACATAGGCGGCTTTGTTGGTGGTACTTTAAATGGTCTGCAACGTAAAGCTATTAACGTGTCTGGGCGTGATCTGATTACTCTTGATATGGATGCCATATCGCCTGGGGAAACTGAGAACGTCGCTCGCACGATTGACAGCCTCGGAATGGCGTATGCCATTTACTCAACACGTTCTCACACTGTGCATCGTCCACGGTTGCGTGTCATCGTCCCTACTGATAGAACGATGACACCTGATGAGTATGAGCCTATTGCTCGTAAGCTGGCAGAGCTCATCGGCATTGGTATGATGGATGGAACTACGTTCGAAGCTTCTCGGCTTATGTATTGGCCATCATGCCCGAATGATGCGCAATATGTATATTATGTAGGCGATAAGGCATTCTTATCTACTGACGGTATGCTCGGCCAATACACTGATTGGCGAGATGTGCGTTCTTGGCCACAAGTACCAGGTAAGGAAGCATCGCAGCATGAAAAGCAGCTACTTGCAAAGCAAGCTGATCCGAGAGAAAAACCAGGTATCGTAGGTGCATTTTGTCGGATATATGGTATCCGTGAGGCGATTGATAAATTCATACCTCATGCATATGTCGATGTTGACGGCAGCGAGGACCGCTTAACGTTCGTTACTGGTTCAACAGTAGCAGGGGCGGTTATCTATGATGACGATACATTCCTGTTCAGTCACCATAATACTGACCCGTGTAGTGGTCAATTAGTTAATGCCTTTGACCTTATCCGGCTGCATAAGTTCCACAGCTTAGACGAGGCTGCTAAGGATGGGACACCTGGGCATAAGCTGCCATCTTACATGGCTATGTCTAAACTAGCTATGCAAGATATGGTAGTCGTTAATGAACTCAACATGGCCCGTGCCCGAGAATCGGCATCAAATGTATTTGCTGATATTATCACGGATGTATCGGCTCACGCTGAGACATCCGACCTCGACCCTAATGCGTTGACGAACGTTGACTGGATGAAAAGCTCGACTTTAAAGTACGACGAAAACGGTCGTCCTAAGAATACGCTAGATAACATGCTTAAAATCATGCATCATGATCCAGCTCTTGTCGGTAGACTCGCCTATGATAGATTCGGTTCAAGATACGTGGCAAAAGGGGCCCTACCATGGAACCCAACACCAGGACTTCGCATATGGACAGACGCAGATGATGCGGGCTTACGGTGGTACCTAGAAAATAAATATGATATCACCGGTAAAGATAAAATCATGGATGCCCTCATTATGTGCGCTGAACAAAATGGATTTAATGAAGTACTAGATTACCTTAACGGGTTATCCTGGGATGGCATTGCCCGATTAGATACCATATTCATCGACTACTTAGGGGCTGAGGATAATGTATATACCCGTGCAGCCGCTAGAAAGTCATTTACGGCGGCAGTAGCGCGAGCGTTTGAGCCTGGGTGCAAGTACGATACGATGCCAATTCTTATTGGCGGTCAGGGTATTGGTAAAAGTACCCTTATCCGCACGATGGGTAAGAAGTGGTATGCTGATGGCTTAAATACCTTTGAGGGTAAGGAAGCTGCAGAAGGCATTCAAGGTAAATGGATTATAGAAGCCGGTGAAATGGCTGGGTATTCGAGGGCTGAAGAAAATGCATCTAAGCAATTTCTAAGTCGTCAAGTAGATGTATTTCGCCAAGCCTATGGCCGACGTACGCAAGAGTATCCACGGCAGTGTGTGTTCTTTGGTAGCACGAATCAATATGAATTCCTAAAAGATATTACAGGCAATCGCCGATTTTGGCCTATTGATCTTGAAATGACGACTCCACGAAAGAATATATTCGTTAATCTTCCGGGGGAAGTAGACCAGTTATGGGCGGAGGCTTTGTATCGGTATAAAAGCGGGGAAAGCCTCATTATCGAGGATGACCCGAACGTACTAAAACTGGCTGATGCGGCTAGAGAGGCGCACATGGAATCAAATACCAAAGCAGGACTGATTAATGAGTTTTTATTAATCAAAGTGCCTTTAAATTGGAATGTGATGAGTCGGAGCGCCAGGAGGACGTATCTTAGCATGAATGCTAAGCCTGCCGAAGGTCAAGAGTTAGTATATCGTGACCGTATTTGTGCGGCAGAGGTATGGTGGGAGTGTTTCGGTAACGACCCAAGTCGCATGAAGAAGATCGAGACCAGGGAAATCAATCAGATACTGGCGGACTCCCCGTACACAATGGGTGGAAGTCAGTTGATGAGATTTGGTGAATATGGGCATCAAAGAGGGTTCAGAATCAACGAGTCAAAACTGAAATTATAGCGTTAACATTCTCAATTAAGCGTTAACATTCTCAGTATTTTTGTTAACATTAGAATGTTAACAAATTCGGAGAATGTTAACGTACCTTGTTAACGCATAAAGTCAGTATTTATCTATATTCATATAGGTTGGTTAACATTGTTAACATTATATACTGGTAAATATCAAAACAAAGAGTTTTAAGAAAAAATACGCCCTTTACAGCCTTAATTTGAACCCTCATATACGCGTATGTAAACATGTTAACGTTTAAAAATTTCAGAGGTGAGAAATGTTAGAAAAGGATATCGAGAGAAAATTAGTTGCAGGCGTCAAACGTTCGGGAGGTAAAGCGTATAAGTTTGTATCCCCTGGCAATGTTGGTGTGCCTGATCGTATCGTCATATGGCCGAATGGTGTTATTCATTTCGTAGAATTAAAGACATCCAAAGGTGTACTTTCGCGATTGCAGGGAGTCCAAGCCCATGAACTTCAAAAGCTAAATCAAAAAGTATTTGTGTTAAAAGGTGCAGATGCGGTGGTTGGCTATTTGGAGCAATTCACGAAAGAATTCGGGGTGAAAGCGTAATGCAGTTTATTCCGCATGCGTATCAGCAATATTGTATCGATAAAACTGTTAATCAAAATAAGATAGGGTTATTCCTGGATATGGGTTTAGGGAAAACGATTATCACGTTATCTGCTATATACGAATTGAAGTACTCCCGATTCGCTATTCGTAAAGTATTAATCATAGCGCCTAAGAAAGTAGCGGAGGCTACATGGCAACGAGAAGCACGAAAATGGGACAGCGTAGGCATATTAAGGATATCTACTGTATTAGGTAGTCTGAAAAAGCGCATTAAGGCTTTAAACACACCAGCTGATATCTACATTATCAATCGTGAGAATGTAACGTGGTTAGTTGATTACTACAAGAATGCATGGCCATTTGACATGGTAGTTGTGGATGAATCTAGTTCTTTTAAAAGCCATACAGCTAAGCGATTTAAATCATTAGCCTATATGTATAACCACATCAAGCGCATGGTGTTGTTAACGGGTACGCCAGCCCCTAATGGGTTAATCGACTTATGGGCACAAGTGTATTTATTAGACCGCGGCGAGTCGTTAGGTAAAACGTACACAGGATTTAGGGATTACTATTTCGAGCCCGATCAGAGGTCACGCGAAATGGTGTACTCCTATAAACCTAAATCCGATTCAAATGACAGTATCATGGCGGCAATATCTGGGTTATGCATATCCATGAAAGCTAGCGACTATTTGGAGTTACCCCCAGTAATCAACGATATTAAATATGTGCAGTTAGATGCGAAAGCCAAAAAAGCCTACGAAGATATGGAACGCACATCTGTATTAGAGTTGATTGAAGCTGGCGAAGATATCACAGCTTTGAGTGCAGCAGCATTATCTACAAAGCTACAACAGTTAGCGAATGGCGCCGTATATGATGGCGATAGGAACGTTCACGAGATACATGGCTGTAAGATTGAGGCTTTTATGGAACTTGTAGAACAGTTAAACGGAAAGCCTGCATTAGTGTTTTATAACTTCAAGCATGACTGTGAACGGTTAAAAGCAGCATTAGCTAAGACTAAATTAAGAGTCTGTGAACTAAAAGGTGCCGATGATGAGATAGCGTGGAATGCTGGAGAGATTGATATTCTATTAGCACATCCGGCTAGTACGGCATACGGGCTTAACTTACAGGACGGCGGCAACCACGTAATATGGTTCGGGTTAAACTGGAGTCTTGAGTTATATCAACAAGCTAATAAGCGGTTACATCGCCAAGGTCAAATGGAGAAGGTAATTATCCATCATCTAATATGTGAGGGAACTCGTGATGAGGATATGATGGATGCACTAGCCCAAAAAGACCGAGCACAGGAATATGTGCTGCAAAGCCTAAAAGCAAGAATTGATAAATACAGAAAGGATGATTAATATGGATCAATTTATAATGGCAGGATTAATCGGGGCCATTGTGGTAATAGTGAGTTACACGACTATTCAAGTTATAGATATCGTTGATAAATATCTTGATAATCGAAAATACACGGCTGTATTGGGGCTGACCCCAGGTAGATTGTATGAGAGACCCAATAATCCCCCGCCGCCACCTATTAAGTTATCAGCTAATGAAACTTTAAAACGTTTGGCAACTAACGAAAATCTAAAACGTTTACAGAAGGTATCGAATCAATCAGGATTAACAATAGCGAAAGTTATAGCAGATAAATCTCCTAATCGCATAGTTAATCAATGCGATGATATAAACCACCCAAGCCATTATACACAAGGAGATATCGAGGTTATCGATTACATCGAAGACAAGAAACTAGGGTATCGATTGGGTAATGTAGTGAAGTATGTATCCCGAGCTGGTCATAAGGACGATGCCATTAAGGATTTGAAAAAAGCCCGTTGGTATCTAAATCGGGAAATTGCAAAGAGGGAACAGTATGACAAAAGTCGAGCGACTACTAATTAACAAAGGGCACTATTTAGATGACACGTATCATCTTGTCATGGACATAGTTAAGGTTGTAGATAATCTCAAAGATAACGTTGCCGAGAGATTAGATGATGACCTAAGTGATGATGCATATGCCATGTGTGAGGAGATGTTTACCGCTGTTGAGCAATGCAAAGCAGATATGGTAGAAGCCATCGAGGATATTGTCGAACGTATGGAGGTAAAGGATGCAAAAGCGTAGAAGCAGGTCAGATGTGATTGTAGGTGCCATACAGTCAGATTTAAGTCTTGCTATCATACGAGCCCGTAATAGACAACTGAGATCACCTATGCTAGATGATAGAATTCGTGAAAGCGGATACATTGACGGATTACTTCGAGCACAGATGATTATCAGTAAATATGGAGATTATCGCGTATGATGGCTAATGAAGAACTACAAGCTGTCCGCCATACTGAGCAGCGAATGCGTGCGTTAGAGATTCAGCTAAGTGCGATTAACCGAGATCTACATTCAGAAGCTATACAGATATGTGAATCGGGAGATGCTATGCCACGAATCAGTAAGCACTTACAAGAATGTAGGGAGGAGCTAAACAGAGAATGGGATGAATTGATTGATTCTCGAAACAAGGTCAAGCAAGTCATCAACCAAATAACTGACGGACAATACAGGGATGTACTGAATCTCAGATACATTAATGCGTTGCCATGGGAGCAGATAGCTGTCGAACTAGGGTATTCGTGGCGACAAGTTCACAGACTTCACAAGAAAGCAATAGCTGAATTTGAAAAGATGGCATAGAATGGCACACTCTTAATTTAATATAATGTAAATGTAGTAGATAGCAGGCAGTGTCTGGCCCGCACAATATGTCTGCCTGCTGCACTGCCCCGGGGTAGACCTTACTTAGTTGAGGTCTACCCTTTTTCTTATTGAGTATCAATGATAATTCCTAATTGAAAAAATAAAAATTTGGAAAAGGTACTCCGCGAGCGAAAAATGGCCGCTGGTCGCCCCCGCGCGATGGTCCTCTCTCTGTGAGAAAAATTTTCCTGTTGAATGTAGAAAGACGAATTTAGAAAGGAGTACACCTATGGCGGACACAAAACCGAGAGTGAAATTTGATGCTGCAGGCAATCTGCTCGTATCCAGCACTCAACTATGTGACCTCTTGCGGGTCACTCCGGAAATTATTTCTCGACATCATAAAGCAGGGATGCCTAAAGCCTCTGTAGGTTGGTGGAATCTCCGGGAAGTCCTCGTGTATTTAGGACAGGCGAAAGGTGATAACGCTAAAAGCAAATCCGCATCAACTCGTAAGTTAGAAGCCGAAGCAGATTATAAAGAAGCAAAGGCCGCGCGTGAAAAGAAAATGCTAGATGTGCTTAATGGAGAATATGTCCCTCGTGCTGATGTTGCACAGGCATGGGCTAGCCGAGTATTGGAGATGAAGACATCATTTACCAAATTAGGTAAGCGTATTGGAAGTGAATTCACGGATCCTGAGGAACGTGCTCGTGTAGAAAAGGTGGTGAATGGCCTTGTCGAAGAATACCTCGAAAGCTACGCACGCGAAGGCGAGTACACGCCGAAAGTCAAAGTCACGGGAAAAGGTAAGTCCAAAGGTTGACTGGTTCCCTGAGGAATTAGAGGCATTCAAGCCACCTGAAAGATACACCGTTTCGGAATGGGCGGATAGGTACAGGGTACTGACTAATATATCTGCTGAACCTGGACGATGGCGTACAGCGCGGACACCTTATCTCAAGGAGCCTATGGACAAATTCACGGACCCTCTTATTGAAAGCATCTCGTTATGTTTCGGGGCGCAGATTGGTAAGACGGAAGCTGAGCTTAATATGATTGGGTATGCGTTACACCAAACCGCATCACCAGTCATGATGGTTTATCCGACGGATACTATCGCAAAATTTGCTAGCGATAAACGTGTGCAACCAATGATCCGGAGCGTAGAACCATTGGCAGATATGTATGACGAAGGTAGTAAGCTGCTTGAGTTAGACTTCGTTAATGGGAACTACATGGTGCTTGTTGGGGCGAACTCACCAAGCAGTTTATCAAGTCGGTCAATTAAGTACTTATTCTTCGATGAAATTGATAAGTATCCAGCTTTCTCCGGTAAGGAAGCGAATCCAATTAAGCTGGCTGAGGAACGTACAAAGACATTCGTTGATAAGAAGATTGTAAGGGTGTCAACTCCTACGATTGAAAGTGGCAATATTTGGCAATCCTATATGGACGCAAATGAACGCAAGCAGTATTACGTGCCATGTCCGCATTGCGGGGTGTCGCAGACCCTCAAATTCAAACAGATAAAATGGCCGGAGGAACACCATGGCAATGCGGATATGATACGTGATACCGCATATTATGAGTGCGAGCATTGTAAGCAACGTATTGATGATAAGCACAAGATGGATATGCTCCGGCAAGGTGAATGGCGTGCGGTGAATGAATCACAAGTCCGAGTTGTCCGGTCGGTTGCCTATCATATGTCATCCCTTTACTCTCCATGGGTTACCTTTGGCGATGTGGCATATGAGTTTGTTAAATCAAAGGATAAGCCAAGTGAGTTGATGAATTTTATCAACTCTGGATTAGCGGAGCCGTGGAAATCTGCGAAAACTAAAAGCACGCAGAACCTCGTGTTTACGCAGTCGGAAGTTCCTCGCGGTGTTGTGCCACAGCATGCACCCTTACTCATTGCATCCGTCGACGTGCAGCAAGATCATTTCTGGTGGGAGGTTAGAGCCTATGCTCACGGCGTATCAAGCTACTTAGTTGATTATGGTCAAGCAAGTAGTTGGGCAGACTTAACCGAGATACTCATCGATAGAGAATATCCATCAGAGTATGGTGAGGCCCGTAAGATTGTGAGGGCCGGTATCGATAGTGGCTATCGAACAGATGAAGTATATCAGTACTGTGCGCAGTACCCAGAAGTATGCGTGCCAGTTAAAGGTGATTCATCACACAGTCCTCTAGCGCCGCCTTATAAGATGAGCAGCATCGAGAAGGGCGTCATCGGAGGCATGAAGCTGTACGTAGTGAATACTGATTACTGGAAGGACTTTATATTTGCACGTATGGTACGTCCGGCTAATGAGCCTGGCACAATCCATTTATTTAAGGATTGCCCAGAGGAATATTCGGAGCACCTCCGGTCGGAGGAAAAGCAAGAAATCCGAAATGTAAAGACCGGAGCAGTTACAGTGCAATGGAAACCATTAACCAGTCATCCAACAAATCACTTGTTGGATACGTGTGTATACAACGCCATGGTGGCGGACTCGGTAGGTGTTAAATACTTACCCGAATATAATCTGGATACCGATGAGGAGGACGAAGATACGGATGATGAAGACTTTAATGCAGATAGCCGAGGTTGGTTTAGTTAAGAAGGAGGTGAGACCATGAGCGCAAGAGAAGACTTGGAGCGTATTCGAACGATAATCGAGGAAATTGAGACGAATGGATACGCTGAGATGTCTGTAGGTGGTAAGCGATTTAAGACGCATGACCTGCCGACATTATACGCCCGTGAACGTGAGTTAATGTCTCGCGTTGATGATGAGGAAGGTAATAGCACGACATCATACGTGTCATGGGAGCGACGATGAACATACTCGATAAGGTAATAGCATATTTCAATCCAGAACGAGCTGCCCGTAGAGCATATTTCCGTAGTTCGCTTGAACGTGGATATGATGCGGCGTCAACAGACCGATTGAGTGGCGACTGGATGCCAGTATTTGGTACAGCTGAACAAGTAGCATCAGGCCAACGTGATTTGATCCGAGGTCGTGCACGTGCAGCAGAACTTAATAGTGATCTTGCTGAGAGTGTCGTTTTGGCGTTACTACGGAATGTAGTAGGTACGGGCATAAAGCCGCAGTGCAAAATCAAGACCAAAGCAGGAAAGCTGAACGAAAGACTCAATAAGAGAATTGAGGAGGCTTGGTCTGATTGGGTGGATAAGGAGAATGCGGATATCCGAGGAATATCTACGTTCTACGAGTTGCAAGAAATGGCTCTGCGCCGAATGGTCTATGACGGGGAAATCCTAGTTAATATGACCTCCGAAGGCACAGATATACCACTATCATTACAGCTTATCGAGGGCGAGAATATCGGAGCCGTATCGGTAAGCGAGAACGGCAACAGTATTGTTAATGGCGTGGAAGTTAATAAATACGGAAGACCAATAGCATATCACGTATTCCAAACAGACCCGTTAGGAATACGGTCGTTTAACGAGGCAAGGCTACCAAGTAATAGGGCTTTTCTATTACATAAGCCTCGCAGACCTAGTGAACTGCGCGGGGTTAGTATGTTAGCACTCGTATTAAAGCGCATTCACGACGTAGATGAATATATGGATGCTGACCTTATAGCGGCTCGTGTGGCCGCATGTTTCGGTGCGTTTGTAACGAGTAATACCGGAAATAACCCGATGGTTGCAAATAAGATTGACAGTAAAGGCAAGAAAGTTCGTTCAATGGCGCCAGGGATTATCCAACATCTACGTGCAGGTGAATCTATTTCATTTGCGGAGCCTAAGCGAAATGCTGGAACCGCATCAGAATACTCAGCGACACAAACAAGACGCATAGCGTCAGGTATGGGTCTAAGCGCGGACATAGTGACGCGCAATATTAGTGGTAACTTCTCCGCAGCTCGGCAGAATATGCTGGAGGACCAGCAATCATTCAAGCAGATGCAGCGTTTTATAATTGAGCATTTTTGCATGCCTGTATGGCGGGCTTTCATTGAAGCATGCTACCTAAAGGGAATTATCCCGGCCAATGACTATGCAGCAAACCCAAAACTTTATAAGAAGGTAGCGTGGTTAGCTCCAGGCTGGTCTTGGATTGACCCTGTTAAGGAAGTTAATGCTAACAAGGAAGCCATTAAGGCAGGACTCACAACGCTCGAGGACGTGTGCAGTGCATCTGGTAAAGACTGGGAAGAAGTATTAGAACAGCGGAAGCTGGAACAAGACCGCATTAAGGAATTGGGTGTTGCCCTTGATATGAATGGGGACATAACGAATCTAGCGGATGATACCACCACTGATATGAAAGGAGATGATAGCTAGTGGGGAAATTTGCAAAGAAGCAGCTCTTAGGTAAATATGCCCGAGAGGCGCAAATTACAAATATCGAAGCGAACGATGATCGTACCGTCGAATTGTCCTTTTCTTCTGAAGAACCATATGAAAGATGGTTCGGAACAGAGATATTGTGTCATGACGAAGGCTGCGTTAACTTAGACCGATTTAATAACGGTTTAGGCACATTGCTATTCAACCATGACCGCAGCGCAGTTGTTGGTCACGTCGATAAAGTGTGGATTGAAGATAATCGCGGCAAGGCGATTGTTCGATTTGATGAAGATGATGAATCCGAAAAGATTTATCAAAAAGTGATAAAAGGCACATTACAAGGTGTGAGTGTCGGATATGACATAAGTCGATATGAGGAATTAATCGATTCCGATTCTAAAAGTTCCAATGGCCGGTTTACAGGCCCAGCATACGTAATTACATATTGGGAGCCATTGGAGATTAGTGTTGTGTCCGTCCCTGCAGATCCGACTGTAGGGGTAGGCAGAAGTGTAGAAGATAATGAGGAGGAACCTATGAAAGGTGATGCAAAAGCAAAAGGCACTGAGCAAAACGTGCCACAAGTAGTACCGGAAGTACCAGAGTCCGGAGTTAAAGGTTTTAATGCAGATGACGCTAAGAAGTTGATTGCGGCAGAACGTGAACGTGTATCCACAATCACAAGTTTATGCCGCGACTTTGAAGTTGACGGTGTAGATGAATTTATCAAATCCGGCAAATCTGTTGCCGAAGTTCGCGAGGCTGTAATGGACGCGTTACGTGAACGCAATAAACCAGTATCCGTTAAAGTCGGTGAAGCAGATTCTGATAAGTTCCGCATGGCTATGCAGGACGCTTTGATGATGTCTATTGGCATCCCAGTCGCAAATCCTGCACCAGGTGCAGATGAACTTCGTTCTATGTCCTTGATGGAATTAGCACGTGAGTCTATAGCTCGTGAAGGCCTAACTGTTAATTACTCCGATCGATTGGAATTAGCTCGTGAAGCTATCAACTCTACATCCTCTTTCCCAATCGCGTTGTCTAATGTAGCAAATAAGGCCTTGATGCAAGGTTATGAAACTGCACCATCCACATTTGCAACATGGGCTGGAAAAGGCAGTAACCGTGACTTCAAACCAGCAAAACGTATTTTGCTTTCCGAAGCAGCCGAATTGAAACTTGTCCCTGAGGGCGGACAATTCAAGGATTCCCAAATGAGCGAAGCCGGTACGAATGTTAGTGTATTGACATTCGGACGTACGTTCAGCTTAACTCGACAAGCTCTTATTAATGACGATTTGGGTGTATTTAACGATATTTCTTCTAAATTCGGTCGTGCAGCAAAAAATAAAATCAATAACATGGTATATGACCTTTTAAGCGGCAATACTGTGTTAGAAGATGGAAAGGCCTTGTTTAGTGCAGACCGTAAGAACTTAGCAACTACAGGCTCTGAGTTAAGTGTTGTATCTTTAGCTGCAGGCGTAGCGGCTATGCGTCGCCAAAAACATATTGGTGAAAATCGTAATTTGAATATCTCACCTACGTATTTGATTGTTCCACCTGAGCTCGAAGCATTAGCGTATCAAGTAGTTAAATCTGTGGTAGACCCTGCTCGTAGCAATGATACAGTTAACCCATTCAGTGGTCGATTCACTATCGTCGTAGATGCAGCATTAACGGATCCACATGCTTGGTATTTGGCATCCCGTCCTACAGATGTACAAACTATCGAAGTAACGTATTTAAACGGTGTTGAAACACCTCGTTTAGAAACGCAAACAGGCTTCAAGGTTGATGGCATCGAGTACAAAGTAGCAATTGATTGTAACGCAACAGCTCTCGACTTCCGCGGTTTGTATAAAAACCCTGGTAAATAATTAGTAACTCATTAGGAGGTAATTAGATATGGCACAATTCATTCAAGAATTAGATCGCATTGATTTTAAAAATACAGCATCCGATATGATTGCCGTAGGGGACATTGTCCCTGTCGGCAAAATGCACGGTGTGGCAATAACTGATATTGCGCCTGGTGCAATCGGTGCGGTTAAGGTCACAGGATGTTTTACAGTTGATGCGGTTGTGGCAGATGCATTCGCGGTAGGTGATGTTGTGTATTTTGACAAAACGCAAAAACGTGCAACTAAGACTGATACTAATCCAGTATTGGGCATTGCCATTTCTGCAAAATCTGCAAGCGCTAAGACCGTTGATGTAGCTCTTTGGCCTAATGTAGAAAAGTAATGTAAGGGCGGGCATATGCCCGCCTACTCCATAGGAGGTAATGCACTATGAAATTAGGGTATAAGCCTAATGCACTGCTTTCTGTATTTGGTGAACGAATTGATTATAAGGGGCAATCTATAAAGGCAAGCGTAGAAATCGGTGAATATGACGGTAAGGGTTCTGGATTCGTCGATAAAGCATTAGCCGATAAGGCTCAGATTTGGGTGCGTGCTAAGGATGTTCCTGAACCCCGACCAAAAGACGAAGTGTATATCAATGGTGAGAAATGGTACGTTGATCACATTTCCAACTTTGACGGTACGATGTATTGCCTTGAAATCGTTCATAACGTGAGGGCGGTGAGACCGTGAGTAATGAACCTATTACGATTACAGACACAGCCACGCCGTATCTAAATTTCATTGCAGAAACTAAACCCGACTGGATGCGTAAAGCGTTAAAATCCACGGGATGGATGATGCAAAAGGAAATTAAAGAAGGCATCAGATCAGGTGCACCAGGGGGACGTAAGTATCCTAACTTCATGGCACCGGCACGACGTGCTGCATTTGAGTCAGCATTTGGTGCTAAGCTTCGCAAAGCATACCAAAGTGGCGGACGAGCTGAACGAGAGGCCTGGGGCTCTAAATCGCGAAATGCCTTACTTGATATGGGCATTAGCGCCAGGACAATCGGCTACAGTCCATTAGGTAAGCTATCAAATGCAGTTGGATATCAATACGACAAAGGCAAGCAATCCGTCCGAGTTGGGTGGTTATCTAATTCGGCTAAACGGTTAGGTGAACGCATCGAGGAAGGTTACACCAAGCAGATTACAGAGCCTATGCGCAAGAAGTTATTTGCTGCAGGCGTACCATTGCCTAAGGGTAAATCGATGTTCAAAATTCAGCCGCGTCATACTTATGGTCCTATGAAAGCAGCGTTACAGCCTAAGCTTAAACCTTATATCGAGGATAAGATAGGCGACTACGCTATATATGGACTGGCAGCACAATCTGCGTCGCGACGGAACTACAAGGTAAGGTGATTTGATGCAACAAACAATTCCACTGTCGCGCATCGTTGAACGATGGGCTGAGGCTTTAGCGAACGATGAGGCGTTGACTAAATTTTGCAATGACAAATACGGAAAGCCGGCGCAACTGTATGTCGGCTATGACGATGTCGAAGCGCCGCTTGAAGAAGATTGCCCTTGCATCATATTACTACCGAGTAATAAGAACGAAGGGCTTGCGGATACTTACACATATTCATTAATGATCGTTTGGGGTATTGTCCATGAAGGTGCAACTCGTGTTAAGAATATTATTCGATACGATGGAGCGCTAGAATCAGATAACCTAGGGCAGTTAATCATTGAGTGCATTTGTAAGGTGAATCCGGCGTTTCCGGTAATCGGCATTGATTATGAATTAGACTCAATGAATTGGCGCCCAGTATTCACTGGACGTTTAACAGCTACTATAGAAATCCCGCATGTAATCGGCGGGAATATTGAATATTAAAGGAGGAAATGCATATGGCAACAGCTAAACGCGCACAGGGCTCTCAGTCCCATGTGGCGATTGCGTTTGAATCGGACTTTGGTACTACGCCAACTACTGGCGGTGTCATCACTCCGATTATTTCTAGTTCTGTAAAAGCTAGCCAGAACTTAAACGACTCCACAGTAATCCGTGGTGATCGTAATCCAGCAGCGCCATTCCGTGGCAACATCGACACGTCCGGTAGTTTAACCGTACCTGTTGGTGTAATTGATATCGGATATTGGCTAAAAGCTGCATTCGGTCAACCGACTTCTAACACAACTGGCCAAGCGCCAAATAAGAAGTCTGAGCATGTGTTTAAAATCGGCAACACAATGCCGTCGCTAACTATTGAACAGGGATATCCTGATGTTAACGTATTCCAACAATTCGCCGGTGCGCGAGTTAGTAAATTAGGTTTTAAATTTGGCGGTGATGCTGAATTAACTGCATCCGTCGACGTGATGGGCTGTAAGGAAACATTAGCGGCCACTACATTTGATGCTGCAGCAAAAGCAGTTAATTTCCTACCATTCCAAAATCTTAACGCAACTATCAAAGAGGGTGGCGTTACTGTGGCCAGCATTTTAAGTTGCGATATCAACTTTGATTTTGGCTTGGACGGTGACTCTTATGCTATTGGTGGTAAAGGCTTTAGAACATACATTGACCCAGGTATTGCGACTATTTCAGGCACGGTTAAAGCGTTCTTCCAGAACAAGGACCTCCTAAATAAGGCGGTCAACGGTACGGAATCTAGCTTGGAATTACGACTTGAACAAGATGACTGGTCGCTTACATTCAAGTTGCCTGAACTTGTATATGAACGACAATCTCCGGGCATCGACGGTCCGCGGGGCGTCAATATTGAATTACCATTCAAGGCGTACTACCGTGCAGATGCAGGTCGTTCCGCCGCCATCATTACATTAGTTAATAATCAAGAACAATACTAGGAGGTGTCAATATGGCATTTGAAGATATCAATGTAAGGGGTTTAACATTCGCTGAGCGCGGCGAATTAATTAAATCCGGGTTAGACCCATTGTATACACCGGTTCCTGAAGAAGCACCGGACACAGAACGCTTATTGCGTTCTCGTGAACTAGCACAATGGATTATGCAGCACATCTACGGCTTGACTGAAGATGAAATCAACGCGGCACCAGACAATGATCTTATGGAAGTTGCGCTTGATACGATGCGCTTTACGCACGAGAAAAAGGCTGAAATCGAAAAAAACTAATTGATGCGTGGAGTTGGCTCAACTCCGACAAACCGAAATACTGCTCAGACTGTATCAAGATGCAGCGAGAAACAAAGCAAAACTTCGACTGCTCGGAGTGTGAGTTTAATTCCCCGCATCAATTAGACGGAACGCGACAAGCAATGCGAGTATACAACGCTAGCCGGATGCAGCGACGTTGGCATCCTGGCGGCATTGCTGGATTCGATATGCCTGCGGTGTTAGAAGTGGCGAGGGCTTACGGCATCGAGCCACTACCGCACCTTATCGATTTACTCGTATTATTAGAAGCCAAAGAATTGGAGGTGGCGCACAAGAATGGCCAATAATTTAATTGATATTGTCATTCAGCTGACAGATAAGAATACGGAAGCCGGACTCAAGAAAATTACGGCAAGTGCCGAAGGCGCCAAATCCGCCCTTGGCAAAATGAAGAATGACCTCATGGCGATAGGTGCTGGTGTCGGTGTTGTAGGCATCGGTGCCAAATTAGCCAAAGAGGCTATTCAATGGGATGTAGCCGTTAAGAAATTATCCGGTATCACTGGTGCTACGGCAAAAGAAACCAGCGAACTATTAGCAGTGGCCAATTATATGGGCATAGCTATGGAAGATAGCGCTGGTGCATTTGCTAAGTTTTCCAAGAACGTCGGAGCGGCCAAAGAGAAAATGGAAGTCGCTCGGGCAGAGGGTAAACTCGGAACTGATATATTCAGTAAATTAGGCTATACGCTTGAACAGATTCAAGGTAAGAATACCGTTGAAGTATTCAAAATGATACAGGAACGCCTAAGAGGCATGAAAGACGGGGCTGAAAAGACTCGTGTCGAAATGGAACTCTTTGGACGTACCGGGTATCAAATGCACGCCATGCTTAACATGTCCGCTGAACAGATGGACAAGGTGGCTGAACGTGCCAAAGCAATGGGCCTTATCATCGACGACGAGACTGCAGCTAAATCCGCAAAGCTAAATCGGGAGTTAAAAGATTTAGAAAACACCGGAAAACGCCTCGCAGTATCCATCGGTCATGAGTTAGTTCCGGTGTTTAATGACTACGCAAAGGGTGTGCTAGATGTAGCTAAGGAATTTGAGTCAATGACCGCTGAGCAAAAGGAAGCTATCGGCGGAATTGTTAAATTCGGCGCTGAAGCCAGTGCAGTGATCATAGTCATGAGGTCGCTAACCAGTGCACTCGGATTTATGCGATTGGCCACACTTGCTGCAGCTGGCCCTTGGGTAACATTAGCTACGGTAATTGGACTTGCTGGGAAAGCATTACTCGATTTTCGCTACAACGAAAAAACATCCGGCTCTTATATGGGTGTAGATGTTGACGGGAAGCGTATTCACAAGAATACGAACTCAACAACAGGAATGTCTGATAAGTTTAGGGAATCACATGATACTCGATATTGGATTGAGGATAGTGCGTGGCTCGGACTTGTGAAGAATGACCGCTTAGCTACAAAAGAAGAAGGCGCGAAAATCGATGCGGCTTTAAAGCAAAAAGAAGAGGCTGATGCTGCAAAAGCGAAACTCGATGAAGAACTTGCAAAAGCGAAAGAGGACATTGCTAATGGCGGATTAACGAATACCGAGGCTATCAATAAAGCGAATGAGGAAGCAGCAAAAGCAGCTAAAGCCCAAGAACAGGCTGCAAAGAAAGCACAGCAAGCAGCCGAGAAGTTAGCAAGCGCCGTAGAGCGTATGTCTGAACTATATCGGTCTCTTACTTTGCAAAGCCTACAAATTGATGGCAGTCAATACGAAATCGATAAGTTAACGGCCAAGAACCAGTATGAGTCAAACGAAAAAAATATTCGTGATATTATCCGTTCCGTTTCAAGCTTGAATAGTGGTGCTACAGGACAAGCTGCGGGTGTACTAGAAGCAGCTAATGAGCAATTAGGCAAGGCATACAAGTTAGGAGCAGATGGTACCTGGGCTACGGATTGCGGAAAGTTATTCTCTGATGCAGTTAAACAGTCACTCGGGGCGGACGTACCTCGTCGAGTCGATAAGCTATGGGAAGCGGCGGCTGCTGTAGGGGCTTGGCATCCAGAAGGTGACGGGTATATTCCTAAAGCTGGCGATGGTGTGGTTGTACTTGGTGATGAACACATTGTTATTAGTGACGGGAACGGAGGATATACTGGTGCTAATACAAATGGAGTGGTCGCTAAGCCATCTGTTACCGCAGATTTTGGACAAATCACTGGATATATTGACACAGCTAAGTATGCAGGCGCTGCATCAAGCGCCACTGCTGATTCTGTCGGCAGTGCAGAAAATGCTAAGAAATTAGCTGAGTCTGACCTAACTGCTTCCGTTCGTGCTAAAAACGAAGAGTTGTACCAAAAGCGATTAGCTGAAGCACAACGAAATCAGACTATCCGCGTTCGTAAGATGAACGAGGATATTAAGAAACTCGATCTCGAACGCACAGGCGACCGCTTGCAATTACTCAAAGCCGAAGCTGAAGCACAAAAGGCGCAAATTGACGATAACGTTCGTGAGTACACAAAGGCTGTAGGCGATAAGGAACTCGCTGAAAAGAAAGCTCAAGCAGAGCGCCTAAAATTGGCTTCTGATACTGAGCAAAAAATCAGAGAGTTGGCGTACACACAAACGAGTGAAACCGTTGACCACTTAACCAATATGGTTACTCTTGGGCGTTTATCTCGCAGTGATGCTGACGCACTGCTTGCAGAAGAGCTAAAAGCTTATATTGACTACGCACGTAGCGAAGTCAATGAGGCACAGTTAAGCGCTACTCAAAGACTGCAGATTGAAAAGAACCTATTAGAGTCTCAACAGAAGCTATGGGAACTTGCAGGTCGCAGTCTGAAAACGAGCCTACAAGAAGCCGCACGTCAATATAAGCAAGAGACTACCAATTATGCTGATTTAGCTAAATCGACTTTTGACAGTACGATGAGCTCTATCAATTCCGCGTGGACAAATAATCTCGAAGCTATGGCAACAGGAACGAAGTCATTTAGTAAAGGAATTAAGGACATATTCAAGGATATGACAAATGCCATTATTAAGATGATGATTCAGTTAACGTTCCAACAATACATCATGCCTAAGTTGCAAGGATTATTTGGTGGTGCAGTAAGTGGTATTGGCTCACTAGGTGCTGCAAAAGGGGCATCGTCCTTTGCCGGTGGTAGTTCGTTTAGTTCTGCATTTACGGGAAATCGATTCGCTGCCGGAGGAAAAACGAATCCAGGGCTTATGTTGGTTGGTGAAAACGGACCGGAACTATTGCAGTCCTCCGGATCACATCGCATTTATACGGCAAGTGAAACTCGTAGATTAATGGGTGGCGGAGCTACAAGCAACAACGTAGTTGTTAATATCGTTAATCAGTCTGGCCAAGAACTTGAAAGTAAGCAACAGAACTCTCGGTTTGATGGTGAGAATTATGTTATCGATGTAGTAGTTCGTGCTATGGAATCAAACAAAGGAGGTATGCGTGACGCCATCAAGGCATCCGCAGTATAACTATGGCAGTTTTTCCAGATATTCGATGGCCGATATACCCAATTCAGGAGACTACTCCAGATATTTCGTATAAAGGCCAAGTTGAAAACATGACGCTAATCACGAGGAAGAAAACGACAAAGACCCGGCGGACATATTCCGTAGGGTACAAGTTGCCAACAGCTGATTACTATAAACTTCGGTCATTCTTCGATGAAGTTAACTGCTCCGGTATATTCGATTGGGTTCATCCGGAAACACGGGAAACACTAAATGTACGATTTGCTGATCAGTTAGACTTTGCGGCGAATGACTACGGAGTGTGGATGGGAACCGTGAAATTACAGGAGGTATAACATGTTACCGCTCTCAACGGCATCGATTTTAGAGAAAAACCAAATATCGGCCACAGGTGTGTGGTTAATGCTGTTAGAAATATCCTATAAAGGGGATACGATTCGTTTGGTATACAATACGGAGAATATCCAATTTCAAGGCAATACCTATATCGCATTTCCATTTACCATTCAAGATGTTACAGAGAATGCGACGGATTTACCTAATATCAAGTTATCCGTGTCTAACGTGACTCGTACAATTCAGCGTATGGCAGAGTCTAATAATGGATTCACTGGAGCCAATGCCATCATTCGTGTAGTGAATACAAACATACCTGATGTGTGCGAGCAAGAGGAGCATTTCGTAATTACGGGAACTCATGCAAACGCAGAATGGATGGAGTTTACACTGGGTACTGACTTTAGCTTTACTCGACGATTCCCATTAATTCGTGTGATGAAGGATTTCTGTCCGTTCAAATTTAAAGGGGTTCAATGTGGATATAAAGGGCGCGAAACTCAATGCAATAAAACCCTAGCGCGATGTCGTGAATTGGGGAACAGTACACGATTTGGCGGAGAACCTACTATCCCGCAAGGAGGACTGTATGCATCCAATAAGTGACTTGACTGATATGATAGGCACCCCATTCTCGGAAATGAAATGCTGGGATGTAGTTGTTGAGGTATATCGGCGTAGTGGAATATCACTACCCGAATATACCCAAATTCAAATGGATGAATGGTGTGAAGTTCGCGAACCAATGCCAGGTAGTGTTTTGGTATTTGCGTTATATGGTAAAAATCTCGATCATGTAGGAGTTTATCTCGGTGAAGGTAAATTCATACACGCTACTGAACACAGCGGCACCTGCATAGAACATATATCAAAGTACGTGCCTCGATTGAAGCACATATATGAAAGGAAGGAGTAGCAGATGGTTAATGTAATCATTGTAAATAACCCGTTCAAACCGGAGCAGCGGGATACAAAATATTTGCCGTTTAAACAGGGCAAGTCTATCAGCTATTACTTCAGTGCACCTGGTGAATGGGCGTATTCAGTAAATGGACATGAGGCGACGCCGGATACAGTTGTGAACGATGAAGACTACATTGTAGTAATGCCCCGAGTTGAGGGTAAGTTCTTTGGTGTTCTTCTATCAATAGGGATGGCTGTATTTACCGGTGGCATTGCTTCGGGTGCTATCTTTGGTATCCAAAGCTTAATTTGGCGGTCAGTAATTGCTATGGCGGTAGGGATGATAGGTAATGCTATTGTCTCAAAGCTAACTGCTCCTAAGGTTGACCGTTCGAATTCCGAACAGTCAAATACATATGGCTGGGGAGGTACTGAAACTGTTACTGGGCAAGGCTACCCTTTAGCCGTAACATATGGCCGAATGAAAAGTGCTGGGTTATTATTATCCCGCCATGTAATTAGTGATGGTGAAAAGCAATATCTTAATCTTTTATACTGTGCGGGTGAGGGTGAATTATCAAAAATAGAAGATATTCGTATTAATGCTAACCCAATCAGTAATTATAAAGATGTGCAGGTGGATATCAGAAAGGGTACAAATGACCAAACAGTTATCCCAAATTTCAATGATAACTTTGCGGATCAATCCCTAAACTATGAATTGACTGAATCATGGAATACACAACAGGTACAAGGCGATGCATGTGACGCTATAGAGTTAACTGTTGGATTTCCAAACGGATTATATTATTCAAATGATAGCGGCGGCGCTGACCGTACGTCTGTCACGTTGAAAGCAGAAATTCGTAAAGTAGGGGATGAGTCCTGGCAGGCATTACCTTTAGCAAATCAAAAGGGCATGGCCGGACATATTAAGCGACGTGATGCGTGGAACTTTATTAAGTCAGATAATAGCGTGACAAATACAGCTGATTACGCAGGACGAATTGAAGAGGCGACAAATAATGCGTTTTATCGCGTATTTCGCTTTGACAATCTCGAAAAGGCGCGTTATGAAATCCGCATGCGCTGCAGTGCGAAAGATGGGAAAAGCTTGCGCCATGTCAATAAGGTCTACTGGGTGCAGCTAACCCAAATTATTTATGATGATTTTGTGCATCCGGGGAAAGCCCTCATTGGAATTAAGGCTTTGGCTACATCTCAGCTAAGCGGTACCGATCCAAAAGTGACATGGATTCAAGAGCGTTCAGAGGTGTATGTGTTCAATCCGTATATCAATAAGTACGAAGCTCAACCAGCGGATAATCCGGCATGGGCTGCTTATGATTTAATCCACATCTGCCGTAAGATTGGCGGTGAATATATTGTATTTGGACAGCCCCATATGCGCCTTGACTATAACGCATTTAAGGCATGGGCAGATAAGTGCAAAACAAATGGGTTTACATTCAACTATATATACGACACCGCTATGCGATTATGGGATGCGTTAAAGTATCCAGAGGCAGTAGGTCGAGGGAAAGTAATTCCTGTAGGAACTAGGTTCACATGTGTTAGTGATTATCAATCTACACCGGTACAGTTGTTTACTGTAGCCAATATCAAACACGGCAGCTTTACTGAAGAGTTTCAAGGTGTGGAGGCTAGGGCTAACTCTGTTGAAATATCGTTCCTTAACAAGGATAAGGATTATGAGCGAGACGTCATTCCAGTATATGGTGACACTTACGACGAGTCGGACACACTAACAAATCCGGCACAAGTTGAACTCATGGGGTGTACTAGCCTTGAGCAGGCATATAAACATGGTAAGCATTTCTTGCGATGCAATAAATATGAAATACGTACTGTGACGATAGAGGCGTTTACGGATGCCATAGCGTGCACGGTAGGAGATATTATTCTAATTCAGCACGACATACCTGAATGGGGTGAGGGCGGTCGTGTGGTTGCGGTAAGTGGACAGACGATTACACTCGACAAGGAAGTGTCGGTACAAACAGGGAAGAATTATCAGTTGCTGATTCGTAGCAACGCTACGGATATCGTATCTACGTTTAACGTAGTAAATGTATCAGGTCTCAATGTGATTGTTAAAGAGTCTATACAAGTGCAGCCTGATGCGGTATACGCATTCGGAGAGATTTCTAAATCGGCTAAGCCATTTCGTGTATTAGCCATTACGAAAACATTATCGGAAATGACTCGTAAGATCCAATGCATGGAATACTATCCAGAACTCTATGTATCAGATGATGGCACGGTGCCAAGTATTGATTATACGAATCACGGTGCATCTGATATTCAAACAGTAGGGTTAGTGAGCGATGTCTATGGTGCTAATGGCATCATGTATTCACGCATAGGTGTAACGTGGCAGTTACCTCGTGATGGAAAAGTCTCAAATGTAGTCGTGAATTACCGAAATGTAAAGAGCGATACGTGGACATATATTGGAAACTATCCAGCATCCACAAATACTACCACAATATCCGATGTGCTGCTAGGCGCGAACTATGAAGTACGCGTGCAGGCAATTAATGAGTTAGGACAGTTGACTACTGGCGTAACAAAATCTATAGCCATACCTAAGATGCAAACGCCAGAGGATGTTCAGAATTTACACGTCATAAGTCGGTACAATCAAACGGCCGATAAAAGTGTTTACTACGACTTACAAGTGCTATTTGACCCGCCTAGTAATCCTGCCAACTTCGATGTGGCGGAGGTTTGGTATCTCTTAAAATCGAAAAGTGGAAAACCTGTAACGGGGCAAGAATGGCAGTATGCTGGCAGTAGTAATAGTCAGGTTATTATCAAATCATTAGGCCCAGGTGAAGAGTATCGAATCAAAGCAATCTCGGTTGACCGATTTGGCAACCGAGCAGAAACAGCCCAAATGGTTGATGTGATAGTCAAACCGATGGACGCGATACCTGATATGCCTAGCAATTTCGGTATTGTGTTCGGTAGAAATGCCACCGCATCATGGGATGAGGTGCTGAATGCTGACGTCGACTATTACGAATTACGTACCGATAATAATCCTGGTAAAGATACGAATGCTTTATTGGCAAGAGTTAAAGGTACATCTGCTGTACTTACCCTATCTAAACGAGCGGATACTCTTTACTTATATGCTCGCAGCACGTTGGGCAAATACTCGACTGCAGCAACATATGAATATAACGTTCCGCAGTTGGCCGCGCCTGAGCTTGTAGTAAAAAGCCAGTTAGGAGGATTTAATCTTTACTTCTCAACTAAGCCCGCACAAGCATATGCAATCAGATGCCATGTGATCGGAGATGAACGTACTGATGATTTTGAAACTACCAGCACCATGCTGACGTATTCGAATTCGGCCGGAATATACCGGATACGTTGCTCGTTTGTTGATGTGTTCGGAGATGGACTCGTTAACGAGAAGCAAGTCGTGATTAAGACACAAATTGATGCGAGCTTGCTAGACCTCGAGTCTCTCGGGCTGAATAAAGTTGATGAGCGAATTAAGGAGCTTGATAAGAAATTCAATACGAATTCTGAAGAGACCACTAGAAGAATTACGAATTTGGCGTCACATACGGAATCTCGCATTACTGAGTTAGCTGGTAGCATCGATTTGCAAGTTAAAAAAAGTATTGGCGAGATTGATGGTGGTGAGTTGGTGTCTCGTATTAACCTCAGTCAGTCTGGGGTATACATTGCAGGGAAATTGATTCACATCACTGGAGCAACTAAGTTCGATGATAACGTCATTGTTAATAAGATGATTCAGGCCAACGCGGTTACTGCCGACAAATTACATGTTGAAAATTTAGCGGCGGTGTCCAGTACAATCGGGTTACTTCGTTCGAGAGAAACCGGTGCTCGTGTTGAGATTCAAGATAATCTTATTACAGGTTTTGATGATGATAACAACCCTCGGATTAAACTTGGGTGCTGGTAGGAGGTATTATGGAACCGCATGTATTAGCTTATGATGCTAACGGCAATATCATACTAAATCTCAAGGAAAGGCTCACACGTATTGAGGGGCGGATGTATGTATCTAATATCCCAAATCGACGTCAACAAATTACTGTGAATGGATTGCAGCCTGGTCAACATGTCTGGGCTGCGGCCATGGGGCAGTACTTAGTGGCAGAGGTTAGGGGCAATATCATAACATATTATTTTGCAGTGTCCCAGGATGAATATAATATCAATCGTCAATTTAAAGATCTTACATATGAAGGGTGGTTGGCGTATGGAATTTATTAACATCCAAAATAAAGAAGGCGTCACGATTATAAACGATACCTATGATAATCTAGTATATCTTAGCTTTCCTAAACAAAAAGATGCAGTTCTCTACACAGGGGCAATGAGGGGGATAACGCCAACGGTTCAAATTCCACTCAATCCTGTAGCTTACACGCCTATGCTGGTGCCTACAAGTAAATACCAATACGGATATATTGCGGGGGAGGCTAATGTAATCCAGGTCTTTTATGCCACTAATTACGCATATCATGGTGACGCACCTCTTATAGCAGTATCAGTTCCACAAGGATATGAATTCGCAGCTCAGTGGGTCCATAAACGTCGTGAGCGATTAATGGTGCTGATAGTGGATGTAATTAAGCCAGGCGAAAAGGTAACGCAAGCAATGGTTGATGAAGTAAAAGCTGGCATCAAGTTCTACTGCTTCGGTTATTTCGAGGATGTTACGGCTAATGCAGACACGCCTCGTATTCGATTTGTTGACAAGGTAGGAAGTAGTAAGCCTAATACGGCATTGCAAGTTCTTGGCCGTCACAAATATTATAAAGCGTCTTGGGCAACAGATTACAATCTGCAGAACGATGTGCTATATGATAGCCGCATCAGGTACCTACGTGTAATTGATCACTATGCGCATGACTGGTATAACCAGTTATCAAACTACGTTCCGGATACTTTTACAAACATGGCCCGTGACCCAAAGTCATATGGCGTCAAGGTTGCAATTATACCCATGTCCGTAATCGATGTATCCGTTTGGGGGCCAAATATCAATAATGGAGATAAAAAGTCACACACGGGGCGAGTGTGGCAAACGTTCAGATTTCATGATGAGAGTACTGTATCGCTGAAATCGTATCAGTTCATTGATTGGAATACAGTCACCACGTATCCTGTAGGTTGCTCGGGTAAAACCACATCTCAGTATTTGGTGGTCGATGTGACCGGGTACGATAAACAAGGTACGATTCTATTCAATTAAGGGAGATGATAAGTAATGAATGTAAAGGATATAGACCTCAACATTGGCGAGGATTTCGGGATAGTTTATGCAGTCCAAGATGACAATGTGGATTTGACAGGGTTCAAGTCAGTATTCGCCATACGAAAGCGAGCAAGCGGTCCGCTTGTTATTAAAGTGCAAGGGGTAGCATCTGGGAAGATTGCGACATTCAATATTCCCGGAAAGGATACCCTAGAAATTAAGTCCTTTGGTGAGCATGTGTATGATGCTTTTGCATATAAGGAATCGGAGCCTAGCCGATATTACAAACTGGGCATGGGGGTAGTCAACATAATTCAGGATGTGGCCATGCATGATTAGAGGAGGAATGTATTATGCAAAACAAAGCGTTACCAGTAAGACTTGAAGGTCCAATTAAAGTAGAGGCGGAAGTAAAAGCAACCATGGTAGGCGATAATGGAAAAAGTGCTTATGAAATCGCTTTAGCACATGGATTCGTAGGAACCGAGGAGGAGTGGTTGGAATCCTTAAAAGCAAAGCTGCCTAACTTATCAGGAGTTATATCAGCACTTCAAGGTAAGAATGTTCTTATTAATAGTGGTACCCTTGAAGCGATATTAACTGCTATTGTCCATGCGTTGGCGGATCAACCTTATGCGCCGCTTACCTTTAACGAACCAAGAAAAGGGGATACTGAAATTCGAGTATCCGGGCAAGATGGCTTTAAAGTTCGAGTGAGTGGCAGTGCAGAAGCTGTTGAAATTCAATCCGGAAGTGCAACTATTAGAATTCAGCCTTACGGTGCAGATGATATTTATCTTGAATACCTTAACTTAATCGATCATGTCATTGACACTGTTAAAATCAAAGGTCTTGTTGAATTCAATCCGGAAACGGCTACAGAAATTATACCTAAGCAATTCTATGGCCGCAGCGATTTAGAAGGATTATTAGAATGTCCTAACGTAGTTAAAGTAGGTGCTGAAGCATTTGTAGGTTGTGAGTATTCCGTAGTGAAGTTGCCAAAGGCTACTGATATTCACCCGGACGCATTTAAAATTTCTGAGATTAAAGTTTTAGAAATTCCTTCTTTTATATGGAAGGATGAAAACTTAAATCTACATGATAAGTTTGGTGATGAATATGGTCCGAATAAAATTATTGTAGCTGATGAGTCTATTCCTCCTAGCAATATTAGCATTGCTAAGGTAGATTTAGAAATTCATAATCATGACTCTAGTAAAAAATGGGACGTATACCGTAATAAATGGAAAGAAGCTTAAGGAGTTCATAAATGGACGAAATTAGATTATTGCTAATGGACTTCGGCATCCCTGCCTACTTCGCGGACATTGGATTCTGGGTGACCCTGTTAGGGGTCATCTGGGCCGCCCTCCGGGGCTCATTCCGAGCAATGGTGTGGTTTTTGGAGCATACCTCGCTAGTTGCAGTTAAACGAGAATTAGACGATCATTTGGCTCGACGCATGGATAAGCAGCGTAAGGACTATGACGATAAGTTATCCGATGCTATCAACAGTATCGCTGACTTAACAAAAAGTAATCAGGAAATACTAAAGCAATTGGTCAAGCTGGAAGAACGAGATGCTGCGAAGTTTCACAGGCTTAATAACCTAGAAACCACAGTTCAGAGTCTGAGCACTGAACTGATGCATATCCAAGTTCTAAACAATATGCCAATAGGAAGAAGTATCACGCTCAGTACCGATGATATAGGAGGTGACTGATAATGAAATATCAAATCATGAACCGACTGAAATCAGCATATGGTGCTGTTCGTGTTGCTAATATCCATCCTACGGGGGTGCTAGCAACACGAGCACTCGTGTTAATTATGATAGTGCCAATCCTTGTCGTAGTAGGGCTCTTTGTTATCGCTACGGCATATGGGTTTATATCGGATGATACAAACAAACTTATCGCAGTTGGCATTAACATAATCGATCATATCTTTATCCCTAGCGTTTTAACCGCCTTAGTTGGTTTCTTGGCGCTATGGATAGATAAGGATGGAAACGGTGTTCCAGATAAGCTAGAAGAAACACCTAAAATACCGATTAATAATGTAGTGAATGAAAGGCGTGATTACAATGCACCTCGTTAGTCTTACTGACTTAAACGATTATTGCCGTAGAGCTTTGGGCCAAATCAATAAAATCTATTTGCACTGGACGGCAGGCAGGTATAACCAACAATTTGATGACTACCATATTAACATCGATAGAGATGGAAACATCTACGTTGATGGTGAGTTAACAGACCATAAGAACCACACCTATATGCGCAATGGTTCTGCGGTAGGTATTGCTTTAGACTGTGCCTATGGGGCTCAGTGGACTGATAATCTTGGCGAATACGCGCCTACGGATGCACAAATTGAAACTTTAGCGCAAGTGGTGGCGTTACTGTGTGTTGACCTTGGCATTCCGTGTGATATCGGACATGTACTTACTCATGCCGAGGCTGCCGATAACATGGACGGCTATTATGCTCACGAGCCATATGGTCCTACTACAACATGTGAACGATGGGACTTATGGGCAGTACATGAGGGAGATGTTCCTGGTTCCGGCGGTGACGTAATTCGCGGTAAAGCTAAATATTATGCTCAAGAATGGGGCAGTAATATATAGGGGGTATATATGTATGAGAAATTTAAAACTATATTTTCTGCCAATCGGGGCTATTGCATTACTATTGTGGTGCTTATTGTTTGCATCATCTGTGTATGGTTCTACTCCAACAGAAGCAGTAACATTGACACCTCAGGAATTCGCAACGCTGAAAACGAACTTCGACACGTTAGAGAGTACAATCAACAATCAATTGACTACAATCAACGAGTTAGAAATGCAGTTGAGAGTAGCCAAGCTATCAACCAGCGAACAGAAGAACGAATTAATCGAAGCGTTGAGCTTAATCAACGAACAGAAAACTCAATTGACAGAAGCACGGAACTTACTTCAAAAGCAAGAGCAGATGCTGAACGAGCAAAAGCTATCATTAGCGAAAGCAGAAATATACTTAGAGCAGCAGAAGAAAGAAATACACAGAGCCAAGATGCAACAACGGAATAGTAAGTTGCTCAACATCCTATTAGGCGGAGCTGTTGTATACCTAGCGGCCAAGAATTGAGGTGATCCAAACATCTCCCTACCATACGAGGGCGGACGTATGGATTGACAGTAATAATGCAAAAGACCTTACCAGGAATATGACTTGGTAAGGTCTTTTTTTGTAGAAAATTGCATTTATTTTGTTGACATTATACCCTATATAGGGTATAATAAAGATGTAGAAAGGAGGTGAAAAGTTGAGTAAGAAAAGGTTAAAGAAGTTAAAAAAGTGGTTACCCTTAATAATAGCAATCATCCAACTAGCGACTGCGGTGATTACAGCAATTACAAAAGAGTAACCACAGGAGCCCGAAAGGGCTCCACTCTTCCCCTTAATTATATCAACTGATAAATATGATTACAAGAATAACTTTATTAATAGGGATTATTGCCTTAGTATTATCTATTTATAATTTATTAATATCTTTGAAGGTGATTTAAGTGAAATTGAACGATGTTATGACTCTTCAGGAAGCTTCAAAACGCTGGAATGTTACAGCTGACGCTTTAAAACAGAATTGTAGGGGCCGTGTTAAAAATGGATTCAAACCAGGGGAGTACAGAAAGTCTGGCAAGAATTGGTTAGTAACTAGACAAGCTATGGAACGGTTATACGGGGAGGAAATAAAAATGCTAAAAGTGATTAATTGTACATCTAATCAACATCGAGAAATGGGAACAGTAGAATCTTATAAAGAAGCATGGGAGCTTATTTTAGAAAGAGAAATGCGCCAATCACCTTGCATTGGTAAATGGGACAAGGCTCAATGGGAAGAGTGCAATATGCAAGATGAATTTCCTGATTTCAAATGGCCTGAAGGTGTTGATTACGTTTGGACAGCCGACTGGATAGCTGAAGTTATTCTCGATCCGAAAGAATATAACGAGGAAGGTGTAAGAGGTCTTATCGACGATTTAATGCTATCCTATAAAATTGAAGAAATAGCGGATTAAGCTCGTTATAATTCGTTTAAAGTTAGAACAGTTGCTCAACTGTTGCTCAACTTCTAAAAGTTGAGTATGTGGATATGTTAATAAAATAGAGGGTTTATATAATTTTATGGATATGTTATATAAACAAGTTAAGTAGTGAGGTATGT